GTCCTGTACCCAATCTGGCGATTGGACAGGACTGTTACCTTCGCGAGCTATTAAAGGCCTGTAGAATATAATCATACACTGTTGGAACAGTGGGATAATCTTCTATAGGAGTCGTTACGTCGATAATTTCGAATGTAACGTATTGTGAAACGAGGTCAATAATTCTTTGAATTGTTGAACTCTTTCCCTCTTTGGTAAGCTCGTTGATTACGGCGAGAATTAAACTTTCAGAATTAAGTTTTCTGAAGTTTTCACTTATTGTTCGACTAAGATCATCGTCTAGGAACCTTAGAGATTTTACGAAATCTTTAGGGTATTTCTTTGATTTAGATTTTATCCAAGTTTGACTCCATTGTTTTACTATATGCGGAGTGATATCGAGTTTTTCATTAGAAGGCTGTTCATTAATTGTAATTGAAGGCTGTTCGTTGTGTTTTTCTGTTATGGAAGGACCAGGACGAAGGTTAGATTTTGCAAGAGGATGAAGGTTGGAAGATGGGAGATTAGGTTCTCTGTATGTATCGCATGAGGAGCCATCCTGACATAAATGTTCTAAATAAAGGGACCTAACGGTGATCCGTTTGCGTCGAATACAATCGGTGAATTGTTGTTTTTCGTAGTTAAGTTTAGATCTTCCCTCTTTAACCCAATATTGTGCAATATTCCTGAATTTGTTCACAAGGTAGTCCTTCCCTTCTTCGAGGGGAATCCTATTTTTGAGATCTTTGTTTGTACTTCGGGCAGACAAAGACTGGGTCAGAGTTGCTTCAAACTCTCTGGTCTCTTGATCAAATATTGCAGTACGCCAACAAGAGTTAATTTGACTTATGTAGGAGTCTCTTTCCTCTGAATTAAGTCTATTAAACAGAATTTTAAGGATCACTGATTCTTGAGTCTGCTTTTTTGTGTACGGTAGCATACCAATGCCACCTAATGTTTTGGGTAAATGTAGGGGTGCGAATTTGGCCATGTACCTTAAATCGTGTCCATATTTGCTTTTGATAAGTTTTACAATTGTGGGTTTCTCTTTTTTGCTAGCTTTAGAGATTTCCTTATTATTAACTTCTATAAGTCTTAAATTGTTATCTTCTTCGGGAGACATATCAGTTTTAGGATGTAGGAGCGTTTTGAATTCCGGATAGGAAGGAAATTCGGGAAATCTAGTGGAATAGTAGTTACCACAAAATTGTATTGCTGTTGATGATGTATATTCTTTACTACGATTCATGACAAAACCTATTTGCTCCATTCTGCGATGATATTCATTCATCTCGTACTCTGTCATATTAGAGGCGAGATCGTCACCAAATACATTGCTGTGTCTTTCAGACCCGGCTTTATATACGGCGAATCCATGAAGAAGGCAGAGCAGGACAAAACTGAGTCTTAGACCCATTTGTGTTCCGTTCTTTTGAGGATACCTTATTTCGAGGTACTCTCTACCTTTTTCATCTATTTTGATTATCTTGCTACATGGTTGTATACTGGTTTTCTTCGGAGAACTCAAAAAGTCAGCTAGTTCATAGCGATCTTGGACTTCTATATCCATCATGGGTGTAAGTTGGGATTGCATGAAATTATAAGATTGTTGTCGATTTTTTGGGGCAGGTTCTAGTTCGTCTATGACCTTCTTCATCAGTTCTTCCGGGTTTAAGTGAGGGTACTCATTTATTAATCTAGCTATGGTATCGTTAGATGCATTATAGTCAGACTCTGTCGAACTGTCGATATCAAGTACAACTTGTGTTGGTTCTATCTTGGGCTTTTCGGGTGTTGTAATAGTAGTTAGAGGTTTTTCTTCTTCTATTATTTGTATATCTGAATCGCTGGAGAGAAGATCGATATATGTTGTTGCTGGTTTAGATTCTTGAGGATGTTGAACTTCAGGATGGAGGGATTTGTATCGAAGTCTTTCGGCTGTTAGTGGATTGTTAAGATAATACGTGTTAAACGTGTTATCCAACCTACTATAGTTGAAAGCTCTTCCTTCAATTCTTTTGTCCTGTTGTATCATATCTTCGGTGATGTAAGAGAGACTTTTATCATGCTCAGGGGCTGGAAACGGTGAAACGTCTTCTGTAATAGGTAAGGGAAACTCTTCTTCATCACTTGAATCGATTAGCACAATTTCATTGTTCTGGTTGGCTTTATTTTGTTCGTCTAAATTACCACTATCCCCCATGACTAGGTCTATTAGATTTCCAACATCGTCTTCGGATGATGAATCTAGTATGCTTATTTCTACGGGTACTTTAGTGGATGCGATTTTAGGATCATCTTGTACTTCCTTAAGTAGACTCCCAATTGGGTGGTTTATGCTTTGCATTCTCATAGTTGAACTAGG